TTTGGGATCAGAGGGTCGTAGGTTCGAATCCTATCGCTCCGACCATATTTGCAAGAAGTTTAGGCAGTGGAATCAACGGCTTACGCCTCATGGCGTAGGCCGTTTTTTCTTGCCCGTTGCACGACTTCCAATATCGTTCCAACGTGGTTTCCAAAATACAGTTCCTCGTACAGTACTGTATGGATGCACAGGAGAAGCCCACAAAAAAACTCGGGTATTGCAGAAACACCGGCTCGCCGCCGTTGTAATTTCTGCGACCCCGTGGCTTTTTGGGTGCGGCGGAGGCGGTGGCGAACCGCAGGCTGGGACGCCGAGCCCTGTTACGCCAGCCAAGACAGTACGCATCGAGGCATACGGCGATAGCACGATGTGGGGGCAGGATGGCGCACAACCACCAGTCGTGCAGGCGAGCATCACGCAGCCGTCCAGCGCGCAGGCAGCGTTGCAATCTGGCTACGGAACGACTGTGACGGTTGTCAACGAAGGCGTGCCCGGCACGACTGCGGCAAACATCATCAACGGCACAGACGGGAAACACTTGCCGTGGGCGCAGCAGATGGCGAACTCCCAGGCACAGATCGTTGCCGTCAATTTCTGTATCAACGATTCAAATCCGGCGTTCAAGGAATCAACGGACACGTACCGGGCCCTGCTGGTGCAGATCGTCAATATCGCGCGCGCCGCGGGCAAGGTGATTTTGCTGGTGGAACCCAACCGCGTTGAGCCGTACTGGCTGCCGGATACTCCACACTATGTGAGCGTCATGCGCGACGTCGCGGCGGAAATGAGCGTGCCACTCGTGCCAAACTTTGCCTATCCGGCGGTGATCCCGGACGGCGTGCATCCTGACGCCGCGACCTATGCCGCGATGGGCGAGCGTATGGCCGCGGTGCTGTCGCCTGTCGTAGCGAGTCTGTTGAAGCAATAGCAGGGATGGCTGTTCAATCCCGGCCCCTGCACATAGAAGTCGCACAACCACCGCAGCATGTATATGATCAGTGAGGAAACGAACCAAACACCCACGATTGGGTGATGCATGACCGATCAATACCAGCAATCCTGAATCTGCCGAGGAATCGGCACCCTAGTTTCCATTGAGCCACGTCCACCCCGGCCGTGGCTTTTTTCTATGTGTCGTCAGGGACTCTTTGGCTTCCAGCCACACACCTTCACCCCCGCCCGGTTGTGAGCAAGGATCGCCTTGGCCGTGTCATTGGTCAGCACGTCCGCCTTGTCGACGTATATAGGACGGGTCCAGTCACAGGCCGTGTCGACCACTCGGGTCTGCACGACCACCTGCGGATCGGGTGCCTTACTTGCCCCATTCGTCGTGCAGCACGCGGTTAGCGTCAGGCTCGCCAGCAACAGCAGCGTCTTCATCTCGTCTCACCTTTGCGTTGTCGGCGCCGGCGCGCGCGGCGTCTTCATTGGCCTTGGCCAGAACGGCATTCGCCTGGGCGACCTGTGCATCGGCCTCGGCCTCGCGCTGTTTGGCCTGCGCCTCTGTCTTGGCGGCCTGCTGGTGCCGGAACATGCCAAAGATGATGCCGCCGGCCGTCAGCAGGAACGGCCAGATCTTGGCGAGGATGGCGAGCAGCGCGGTCATGCCGTCACCTCGACTCGAGCTTGGGTATGGAAACCGGGCCACGTGTCCGGCTTCGGCTTCCCCGGGCGCCAGGTGCGCAGGTACAGCCCCCACGCGCCATCGACGTCGTCCACAGCCGGCAGCCGCTTGGGATCGGTGAAAAGCATCAGCCGGGCGACGCCGGCCGCCAACACGTCGTCGGTCTCCAGCGCACGCCAGATACTCTCCGGCAGGAACTGAACGCTGCGATAGGCGCAGAGCCGTTCCAGCCAGAAGCGGCTGGCGTCGTGGAGGTAGACGCCCCATACGCCGCCGCGCGACTGCCGCGTGCCCTGCTCGAATTGCCAGAAGCCTCGCGCCGGGCCGCTGCCCATCTGCTTGCGATGCTGGAAGCCGCTTTCCTGTAGGCCGATCGTCAGCAGCTCGACTCGGGCCTGCGGCGTGTCCATCGCAGTGGGCAGGATGCCGAACGCCGGGATGATGGCGCTGCGAAGAATCTCATTGAGTTGCATCGTCGCCCTCTTTCTTCTCCGGCCGGCGCAGCGCGGTGTAGCGCACCACGATCAGCAGCACGAACGCCGCCGTCGACACCCAGCGCGCGGTCCCTTCCGGCAACGCCGCCTTCAGGTCCTGCGGCATCAGGTTCCAGGTGTCCACTAGCGTCGGACCGAAGGCCGTCACCGCGGCGCAGACGCTGGCCAGAATGACCGTGCCGCGCTTGTGGAGCTGCTTCCAGTTGTCAGCCATGGTGAGTCTCAGGTTCATTTCGACCATCTCCGAATATCGGGCCGCGCGCCGGCGGCGTTGTCCATCAGGTACCGCCGTATTTCCTTGACGTCGCTGCTGACGCCGTTGAGTTGTTCCTTCACGTCCGCACTGATCGCACGGACCTGCTGAGTCGTCTCGTCCTTCTGCTGGCGCAGGTCCGTCTCCACACGGGAGAACTGTCGGTCGTGCTCCCTGTCCTTCTGCTCGAGCGCAGCAACCCTTCCGATCACCCCGTAGTACGCAATGGTCAGCGCCACCGCGCCGCCAATGACGCTGCCCACAACCGTCTGCACGTTGATAGTCGTATCGATCCACCGCGGTCTCTTGACCGCGCCAGGCGTCGAGTCGTCGCTCATGAAATCCCCGAACAATAAAAAAGCCCGGACGAGGCGGGCACAAGTAAATGTAGTGAGCTGCTCAAGTCACGATCGGCAGCAACTTCTGGATCGAGGCCGGCTGCGCGGTGACGTAATCCTCCCAACGTTTGTCGGAAGTATCGATGGTCCCCTGGTGCGGATACGCATCCTCGTCCTGGGGGCCACCAAAATAGCTCACCACCGTTGACTCGGTTTCGTCGGAGAACTGCACGTAGATGGTCTGCATGGCCGCCTTGTTCAGAATGTGTACTCACAAATGGTCAGCGCGAACGACATCGTGCCGGACGTCACTGCGGCGATGTAATACAGGCCCTGTTGGGTAATCAGCGGGACATGTTGCAGCGGGGCCGCCTGCCCCGAATTGTTGATAACGCTTACCGTGGTGAGGGTGCATTCGCCTACGCCCGCCGCAGACGCGGCAACTTGCGTTGATAGCGTTGCGCTTGCCAATGAACTGTTGATGTTCACGCTTGGACGGCAAGTCTTCGCATTTTTCGGCACAGCCGGTGCGGCGTTAAACAGCGCGTATGCCGCTTGCTGCGTCGAAGTGCTGATGATGGTGATGGGTGCAAACGAGATCTTGCGATCCTGTTGCGTCGCAATGATCAGCTGCCCGCTGCCATTGGTCGGCCACACCGAAATCAACATCGTCGCCGTGTAGCCGGCCGGACGATTCGCACCACCGTAGACGTTGCCGACTGCCGCCGCCGTCGCGTTGGTAGCGAAAACACCCCACGCCTGCGTCGTCGGGTTGTACCCAGCATAGACGCCTACGAAGCCAGAAATCGGGGCTGTACCGGTATCCATGCCGCCGATGCCAGTCATTGCCAGATTCAGCGTTTGACTGAAGTTCGCCGCTTTGAATTGCAGGCCGCCAAGTGCCGTCTCTGCAACGAGTTCATCCGCTGTGAAGGTGATCGAGGTTGCCGGAGCGGATAGCGTCGCGCTCACATTGCGCGCGGAGCCGACAATGCCGGTCAACTGGCTGTACTGCGCTGCCTGGATCGCAGTGAGCCCCGGCGAAACCTGCAGTGCGCCGCCCGTACACAAGATCAGGATGAACGAGTTAATGTCGGCACGCCACACGACCAGCGCCTTCCCTCCCGACACGTACTCCCCACCAGTCAATGCTTGATGGGCCGCCCCAACCACCGGAAAGGCGCCAAGCCCATTCACGTTGAGCGTGACACCACCCAGATTGCCGAACTTGACCTTGTACCAGAACGGCGTACCGTCAACGAGTGAGCCGATGACCGGCGTGTAGTTGACAACATGCGCGCTCGCCGTGCCAACATCCGTACCAACAGCGGCCCCGACAGTATTCGTGCGCAGAGCCACCTTCAGGTTGGCCAGCAGGGTCGCGGTCGTACCGTCGTCCACTGCACTCTGACCGGTAAGGTCCGTGCTGAACTGCGCCAGCACTGCTGCCATGATGCTCGACTGGCGCCACACCTTATTGAGTTGCGCCGAAAGCGCAACGCCGGCCTGAAAGCCTGTGACCCGTGCGAGCAGTGCAGCATAGGTAGGCTGGTCGATAACGTTGGCCGCAGGATCGCCGCCAAACACGAGAAAGTCATTCGCCATTGATGGTCCTTACAGAGGTTTTCCCCACGCGCCGACATCGAAGCCGGACACTAGGTTGTTTTCGACGTCGAAGCCGAAGATGGGCGCGCCATCCGAGGAAGTGACGATCATGTAGTTGACGCGCACACCCTCCGGTTTGAGCCGGATGATCCCGTGAGCGAGCAGAGCCAAGAACACGGCCGATGGGATAGTGCCGGCTATGCCGATGGTCATCGACATGTCCTGGTTGTCCTGGATGAACACGAACGTGCCACCAGAGAAAATTGAGTCCAGGATCGCCTTTGATGAGCCGAGTGTCCCGTCCCAGTGGTTCGCTCCGATCTTGGCGCGTATGACCAGCCTGTACGTCCCGTCGTCAAGGCGCGTGATCCCCGAGTCAGGGTCAAACGGCCCTTTCCAACTTCCCTGGTCGAACCCCAGCCCTGCCGTGTCGAACGAGAAGTAGACACCGGTCAGCGGCGTCGCGACATAGCGCGAGATGCCGACCCACTCGCCGACGCTGTCCAGTTGATCACCCTCCGCCGCGTCCAGATCGAACTTGCCCGGCAAACTGCCCAGTACGTTCTGGAGGTCAACCATCGACTGCGCCAGCGCCGAAACCGTGGCCATAAACTTCGGCCTCTGGTTGTGCTCGGACGTGATCAGGCCGGTGTAATCGGTCAGATCTACCATGGTCAACTCACAATCAGGGTGACGCTCGCCGGCGTGCAGGACGCCGCCTCATTGAAGAGCAGTGCGACGTCCGGCGCACCTGCGCCGCGTGGACCTGACAGGCTCAGCGCGGAGAGCTTGAAGGTTGTACCGCCGCCGACGCTGTTCGCCGCGGTGATCGCATCACCCCACTCCACGCTGCCGGAGGTACCGCCGCCGATCGCCACTGCGTTGACGTAGTCGGAAACCGCCTTTTGAATGGCTGCCCCGGCCTGCGTCGTATAGCCCGCCAGCGCCTTCATGGTGACTGTTGCAGTGATCGGAGCGGTCGTAGGTCTGAAGTAGCGGATGGTGATCGGGCGGCCATAGACGTCCGTGGACACGATCGCCGTCGTCCCATAAGTCGGAGAACCTGGGGTCTTCTTCTTTGCGATTGCATCCGCTATCGCCTGCACGTCCCCGCCCTCCACCACTAGCGAGATCGAGTGCGGCGGCAATCCATTGGCATCCGTCGAAGCGCTGTCGTTCTCGTATGCCGCCAGGCGCGAGACCCCCGTGAGATTCGATACTGCGCCGATGATCCCGTCCAGGATCGTCAGGGACGGCAGCGCCGTCGAGACCGTCTGGCGTTGCCGAAGCGCGGCGTCAGACTCAACGGGCTCGCCCATGTCGGCTGCAGCAGGGTTCGTCACAGACTGCCATCCCAGCGTTGGCGTGCCGATCTGGTTGATGCTGCCGGCAGGCGCTGCGACCGCTCCGATGGTTTGGCAGGTAGCCGTCACAGTGGTCTGCCCGGCCGGCGGAAACACCACCGATGCTGGCAGGGACCACTTCACACCGTTCACGTCCTTGGCGATGCCATTGATGATCGGCGCGCCCACCTGACCGACAAGCAGAAGGTCGGCGGTCGAGTAGGACGAGGCGTGCTTCGTGATGCCGTTAATCTTAACGTTGCTCGCCAATGCCGCGCCCTGTGCTGTGCTTGGGCTGAACGAGTTGTAGATGGCAATGGCTACCGCATTAGCGTCATTGATCGCCGAAGCGAATACCGCCAGAAGCTGCCCGTCCTGGCTGTCGGCCTCCAGGTACGTGTCGGCTCCGTAGATCCCGCGAAACTGCTCTTTTAGGTACTCCAGCACGTCTGCGTAGGTCGGTGCCGTGATGCCATTGGCGTCGATAGTCGGTGCGGTCGTGGTGATGGCCATTAGAGCGTCGCCTGCACGGTGGTAGTGCCGTAGATGGTGTTGATGGTGACGTTCACGCTCAGCGCGCGCGTCTCACTATTCAGCGTGCTCGAGTAGGCCGCGATCTCCAACACGCCTTGGGTGCCGAGAATCCGCTGCCGGATTGCAGCGTCATAGGTGCTGCTCGTGTACTTGCCGAGAACCTTGTCCCACGGCGTGCCCTCGGCCTTGTCGAGGAACCATTCGCCGCGCCCCAGTCGGAGTCTGGTCAGTACCGCCTGACCGACGGCGTCCGGGCTGTCCTTGTAAAAGTCGGCGACTTGATTTCCGAACGTATAGTCACCATCCTCAGATAGTCTTCGATAACGCATTTGTGGTGCCTCGGAACTCAGAATATGAAGGTCATCGAAACCAGCAAGGGACAAAGAATCCTCGTAGATGAGGACGATTACGAAGAACTTGTCCAGTTCTCTTGGCACGTAGCCAGCCATGGATATGCAGCTCGCTCCGTGCATGGGCCACGGCGATCAACCGTGCTGATGCATCGTCAGATCATGGGTCTGCAGCCCGGTGATCGGACGCAGGTCGACCATATCGACGGCAACACGCTGAACAATTGCCGCTCCAACATGCGCCTGTGCACACAGAAGGAAAACAAACAGAACATCCGGCTCAAGTCCAGCAGCCAGACGCGCATAAAAGGCGTCTACTACGACGCAGCGCGCGATAGATGGCAGGCGTACATCTGCGTCGACGCGAAGAAGATTCACCTCGGGCGATTCAAGACCTCGGACGAAGCGCGCAATGCCTACGCTGATGCTGCTCGCAAGTACTTCGGCGAGTTCGCGAACCTCGGATAGGCTCAATTGACGTTGCCGGAGCTGCCGCTTCCCGGCTGGACGCCATTGTGCGTATGGCTGTCGTCGATGCGCTTGCCGTTCGCCCGCACCTGACCGTTGAACGTCGTGTTGCCAGAGATCGCGCACGCCGTGCCCGCCCCGCCCGAGTTCTGGACTGCAATCGCGCCGGTCATTGTGACCATCGGCGCGTCCAGGGTGATGCCGCCCGGCGCCTTGACCTTCACGATCTTTCCGGCCGGGTCCAGATCCACGTAGGTATCGCCTGCGTCGTTTCGCAGTTGGGTCGTGCTGGTGCTGACGCCGGCCAACGCACGCGGCTTCGACCTGAAGCCGAGCAGCACGAAGCCGTCCGACAGGTCGTGCATCCGCAGTTCCGCCTGTTCCTGCACCCCGCCAGATTGCCACCAGGCATCGATGCAGCGGCTGGCGAAGACCACCAGGCACTCGTCGCCCGGGGCCACCGGGAAGGTCAGCGTACAATTCCCGCCAGATGGGAACTGCACCGGGCAGTCGACCAGCAGCGGCAGGGCCATGCTGGCCACCGTGCCATCGAGGTTCCGAACCGGGATCTTGATGGCTGGCTGCACCGCCGCCGTTGGCGGACGGTCCGCCGCGCTCTGGAAGGATTGGATGATTCCAGGCAGTGCGGTCCAGATCCCCGCGCGTAGCCCGTCAAACGCCTCCCGAAGCGCTGCCTCGGGATCGTCAACCCGTTCTCGTCTGTCCATGGTGTCGCTATGAAGAGCCTGGTACTGATCGCTGCGCTGGCCGTTTCAACCAACGCGCTTGCCGAGGAAGCCTATGTCTACCCCTTCGCCGGTATGAAGGTTGGGGAGACAGTCAAGAACCCATTCCCGACGATCCTGTACTTGAAGAAGAAGTGCGAGTTGCCGCTTGCACACGCCAAGGACATGCGGGCCTATACGTCGTACCGAGGCGTATGGGATGTGGGCTGCTGGGGCAAGGACGTCAATGGCAACGCCTTTATCGTCGTCCCACAGATGCAGACGCAATCAATGCCGCTCAGCGTTTTGCCCTTGGCCGATGTGCAGGATGACCGCAACACGATGACCATAAAGTCGCTCCCGACCTACGGCCGCTAGCCAAACTGCTTGATCACGTTGTCTGGCGGCACCGTAGCCTTCGTCCTGAAACTGTCCGGCAATACGGTAGCGTCTGCCGCTAGGCATATGACCTCGGTGTAGTACTCGTTCCCGCGCGTGTCACCTGAGTGCTCAGCGAGCATCACGTAGTAGAACCCATCGTCCTGAAGCTTCGCCTGCTGCTCGATCCGCTCGTTCTGGGGCTGCTGACCCACATTCAGACTGTACTCGTAACGCTGCACGCTCGCGTTGTCGATCTTGATCAGGCGACCAATCTTCACACTGGGGTTCAGCAGCATCTTGATCGTAATGCCGTTCTGGGTCTGCTCAGGCAATCCCACCATGCCGGTCTCAGACGTAATCACAGCGATCTCGCCCGGCATGTACGACGTTTCCGGAATCATGACGGCTTTGCCATCCTGGATGCTCCATACCGTCTGGCACGTCCTGGCCGTCCATCGCATGAAATCCCGAGCCATTCCAAACATCACCTTCCCACGCGGAAGCGGGTTGGCGGGCAACTCAGGCAGGTATCCCTGCGTCACCCCGTATGGGTTCATGGCCGTGCAGGCCGCGGCGACGTGATCAGCGGCAGTTGAGCCGGACGCCAGTGTGGTGTTCACCACCGCGAAGTTGTACGCCGAGTCGCCGTCGGCCGCCGTGATATCCAGGTAGGTGTCAGTCTGGCTGTCTCGGCCCCGACGCACCTGCTTGATGGTGCCGTCGAAGATAATGCCGAAGTTTCCCTGATACCCACCCTGCAGGACCACGCGAGTGAACTCCTTCTCGATACGCTGCTTCGTGGTCTCCGAGACGTTGTAGACGCGAATTGCAGCAGAGTTCGGTGTTTGCAGGTCACCTCGGCGTACGTGGAAGACCACTCGCAACGCCGACAACTCCAACGCCGCACCGCTGTCCTGCCCCACGATCAGCGAGACCTTCCGGCCGTATTGCGGTGTGCCCATTAGTCGGTCACCCAGTACAAATGCGATCCGATGCCGAGATCCTCGAAGGTCGGCACGTCGTCAGGATTGTCTGCACCCTGCACCCATAGCCGCCCGGAGAACCCGAGGTAGCGATACTGCGCCAGCAGATCCACCCCAGTGACCAACGGAATGCCGTTCACGATCGGCAGGTTGTTCGCGTCGGCGACGTCCAGCACCCATCCCGCGCTGCCGGCCGCCCGATACTGCACGGTCATCCGGTAGTCGACACCGCTTAGCGTCACCGTGAACCGCTGGGGATCAGGGGTGAGTGGAATCTCGTAGAAGCTGGGCATCACATGCTCGTCGGTGGTACAGAACCGCCAGGTGCGGGCGTGGCGGGCATTGCCGCCTTCACGCCGGTGTTCTGGGTTTCAGCCGTGGCCTGCGGGTTGGCCTGATTCTCGCGCGCCGGCAGTGTCGTCGCCTTCGTCTGGACGATTCGGATCTGCTTCAAAGTGGCCGTCACGTTCAAGGCCTGGCCGGTCTTCTGGTCCTTCACCACGGCCAGCGACTTGAACAGCATGTCGGTGTACATCCGCAGCGACGTGACAACATCGAACGGCTGGCGCGTCTCCTGCAACGCAAGCAGCTGCGAGTACACCTGACCAACATAATCCGACGTTGGCAGGATGCCGCCCTCGAATATCGATTCGAGCGTACCGGCCAGCGCCTTCATGTCCGAGTTGCTCCAGCCACACTTCAGTGTGACCTCCGGCTGTCGCTTGAACGCGTGGTCGTTGATCTCCGCGCCCTTCTCGACCGGGTGCTCGGTAATCTGGAGCTCGTCTAGGTGCCCCTCCTCGACCATCACGCCGATCGTGACCGGACCGATGGTCTTCGGCACCAGGGTGATGATGTCGAGGAAACTCACGAGATTGCCCCTTGCAGGTTGCGCACCATGTCGCCGTTCACATTCCGCTGCTGGTCCGCCACCGCGCGCCCGGTAGCTGCAGGATCGGACACGCCGTACAGGTTGATGTTGGTCTGCTGCTGCAGGTCGACCGCTGCGGCACCGCGTCGAGCCGCTTCCATGTCTGCCTGCGCCGGACGCTCGTAGTAGCGCGACACGATTTCACCGGCCTGCTGGGCATTCTGCGTGGCCCGCAGCAGTTGGCCAGCTCGCCGCTCGGCGCCCTGCGTCAGCTCGTAGTTCACAAATTGGAGCTGTTCCGCAAGCGACGAATCCCGGATGTCCTTGCCAGACCAGGCCTTGAAGTTGGCCTGTCGGTCGGGATGCCATTGCGCAACGCCGTAGGCGCGCCCGCTATCGCCGACAGCGCCGGGGTTCATCTCGCTCTCGCGATTCAGGTTCGCGACAATGCCGACCGACTGAGCGTGCGACCAACCCATCCGCTGGAAGAAGCTGACGGCATCGAAGGCAGCATTGCCACCCTGTGCACCGGCTTGCCCGGATGCGCCCCGTCTCCGCGCCAGTTCTGCGTCCTCGCCATTGTTCAGACCGCCGCTGTACAGCATCAGCGCCGCTGCGCCGCCCACACGCCCAAGCCACGGCAGGAACCGCGACAGCCAGCCAGCGGCTGCGCCACCGGCAGCAGCGCCACCCGCGCCCGCAGCAGACCCAGCGGCAGCCGCAGCATTGGCCGCGCCAAGCGCGCGCACCGCTGCGACCATCTTCCAGATCCCGCTGACGATCTTGAAGCCGCCCAGCACCTTGAAGACACCCACCAGTAGCAGAAGCTGCGTTGTCCAGCCGTCCGTCGCCTTGTCCAGCTCGATGAACTGGTCCACCAGCCACGACAGCGGCGGGCCGAGCGCAGTGGCTGCGGCCAAGATCGCGGCGGCAATGTCTGCAGCACGATCGGCAATCTCGTCCGAATGGTCTTCGAACCACTTCTGGAAACGATCGAGCTGCGGCCCCACCTTGCGCAGCAGCGCGCCCTCCACCTTGATGCCGAAGTTCTCGAACGTCGTGCCCAGGCCGCGCAGCGCCACCATGAACTGGTGTGCATCCTCAGCGGCCTTGTCCAGCCCGTTTCGCCGGGACATTTCCCGGTACTGCTGCATGAACTTGGCGAAGTCGCCATCGCGCATGGCCAGCAGCAGGTTTTCGTCGATACCCAGCGTCTGACCGTACTGGCTTGCCAGCCAGGTCGGCTTCTTGGCCAGTTCCGCTCCAAGGTCCGACAGGATGTCGACCGTGTCGCGCAGCTCACCGTTGGCATTGCGTGTCTGGACGCCCAGCGTCGCCAGGTAGCCCTCGCCGGCCGGGTTGTTCCGCAGGAACTTGGCCAGGTTCTCGACCGCGCCGAAAGCAGACTCGGAAGAGACACCGAGGTTGCGCGCTGCGAAGTCGAACGCCTTCAGGCTAGTAGCCGCTGCACCCGTACGCTTTGAGACGAAGTACAGGTTCTCCAGCTTCGACGCCAGTGCCGACACGCCAACACTGACGGTCAGCGCAGATGCGGAGATGGTCGTGACGAGTTGCTTGACGCCCTTGGTCGCCTGCTCGACACCATCGTTGAACTTCTTCAGGCCCTTCTCGTCGATCTTGAATCCAAGCCCGACGAGGAACTCACGGATGAGGGTACTTTGAGCCATTCTGCTGTTCCACGATGCGGCGCGCGGCCGCCTGGTTGTCGGCCCGTACGGCCAGCGCGTCGTTCATCAGCGCGATGTCTTCCAGCCCCAGAGTGCCGTCGATCAGCGACTCGTACTTGCACAGCCCCTCGAGGACGGGGGCCATCAGCCAGTCCTCTCGGTCTGGCAGATGCTTCAACCAGGCTGAGCCTCCGATTCCGGGCTGCTCGCTTGGCTGGTAAGCAACCCTTGAATAAAAGGCCCCAGGTTCGCCACGATGACCTGCACGACAAGCGGCAGGATCACGCTCATGTCCATGTCCTGGAACATGAGCGTCTTCTGCTCGAGCGACACCACGCGCGCCCAGCCGGTGGGCTGCTGACGCTGCACAGCGGTCAGGCAGTTGTCCATGACGTAGTCGGCATCGGCATCGTTCATGGCGGCAAGCGCATCGGCAAACGGCTGCAGGACCTGGCCGAAGCCGTCGAGATCCTTGCTCAACGCATCTACTGCGCCCGCGGCGCCGCCGACCGTCTTTGCCAGTTTCAGGAACACCGGGATCAGCGGCGGGATAACCGGGGCAATGCGGCGCGAGACGTGAAACTGCTGCTTTGCCGTCAGGCGGCCGATGGAGTACTGGACGCCACCGAGTTCGATTTCACGTCCCATGATCAGTACGTCCCCAGCATTTCATCGAGGCGCACGCAATCGAAGACCCACTCGACCGTGCCGCCGTCGGTGGCATAGGTCAGGTCCGGGATCTTCTTGAACGCACACTGGATGCCCGTAGCGATGTCGCCCGCCACGGATTGAGTGACTGTGATCACGTTCTTGCCCCACAGCCGGCTGTCAATCCGCTGGGCATTGTAGAGCGCCATCAGCGTCCGGTTCACTGGTGCCGTCTTCAGATAGCGTACCGTGATCTGACCGGAATTGTCGGCACGAAGGCTGTGCTGGCCGTTGCCGTCCGAACCCACCGTCATGGTGTTCTTGTCGTTGGCCATGGCAATCGTGATGCCCTCTTCGGCCGTGGCCTCGCCGTAACCCAGCGGAAACGAGCCGCCCGGGCCGACGATGTTGGCCTGCACATCGATGAACGAGTAAGTGCCTCCAGGCATGGTCTCTTTCCCCTATCAGCGGTTCACGTTGACCAAGATGTCAACGGTATGGATGGCGCCGGCTTCCTTCGCGGCAACTTGGAACGACACCGACTTGCGCGCCTCGCGGTCGGCTTGTGACTGCAGCGCGATAGGCGGCGCGTACACGTAGTAGCCCTTGGCCAGCGTGTCGCCCTGCTTCAGCGCACCGAAGCCGCCGGAGTTCCAGACGCCAGGGGCCAGGTATCCGTTGTTCACTGCGGCCGCGCAGACTGCCTCGATCGTCGTGGCGATCAATGCGTTACCCGCGTCGGTCTGCGGGATCTTCGTCGTGCTCTGGTACAGCAGGTTGTACACGTCGGTCTGAATGCGGTTGCGGAACCAGATCGAGTTGTAGATCGAGTCGATGAAGATGCCGCTCGGCGTCACCCCGTACTGCACGATTGCCGTGTCGTTGTCGTACTCGACGAACACGTTGCAGTTCTTCGCTTGCAGGGCGTCGGCCTGGCTGCTCGACAGGGTCTCGGCGACGATGCCGGGCTCCTGCTTGTACATCAGGGTGATCGTGGTGTTGTTCCCGTTGAAGTCTGTTGTCAGGAAGCGGCCGAGCAGCGACGCCGCCGCGTACGGGTTGCTGCTGGACCACTGCACGAACGAGTACTTCAGTTTCAGTGCCTTGAGCGTCGATGCGAGGTCCGCCGTGCTGGTCGAGTCCAACGCCGTCGGCTCTTGCGTCGTGGCGCCGTAGATGTGGCGCTGATCCGCCTCGATCAGGCCGGCCACGGCCGTGTGCTGGACATTGGTCAGCGACGTGTCGGCAAACATCACACCTAGGAACTTGTTCGCGAAGCGGTTCAGGAAGATGCCGACGCAGGCGTCGGGTGCTTCCGCGACAATGCCGTCGACGGGAGTGGAAGCCACATCGCTGGTAAGGCCCAGCATCGCCGAGATGTCGGTACCGGAGCCGGTCGGCGTGGCATAGCTGACCTTCGAGGTCGTACCGGTCGTCGGCGAGGTGATCGTGAACTGCGAGCCGTTCCAGACGCACGTGGCACCAGCAAGCGCCGTGGTGATGATCGCTGCCACGCCGTTCAGGTTGCTCACGCCGGAAAAGTCCAGGGCGGACAGCGTCTTCGCGCTGGCGTCGATGGTCACCTTGAACGAGCCCGCAGTGATGGCCTTCCAGACCGTGATGTCCTTCTGGGCAGCCGAGAGCGCCGCGCCGCGCAGGGAACCAGCAGTCGGAGACTTCGCCCAGCGCCCGATATAGAGCTGGGACGGCTGCGGCGTCTGCTGGAAGTACAGCAGCGCGGCCAGGTACTCGGGCGCAGTGTTGCCGAAGTCGCTGCCCACGGCGTCGATCGTGCCGTACGACCGCATGCGCTCGTTGGTGTCGATCACCGCCGATGCGCCCAGGATTAGCGCAGCGTTCAGATTGGCGCCCTGGGCCGCCAGCGGCGACATGTTGATGGAGACGTTGATCAGCCGCGAAACCGGCAGTCCGTTGGACATGGTCATCCCTCTTACTGGTGAATGTAGGTCGTCGTGGCCACCGGCGGCACCGTGTCGGTGGTGCTTTGCACTTCGGCGGACAACAGATTGAGGACCGCATAGGTCCGGGTGATCTTGCGGCGCAGCACCAGCGTCAAGTCGTAGCGCCGCACCCACTGCTGGTTGACGAAGTCCGGCACCGCGCGGATCTCACTGGCGCTGGCGAACTTCATATCGTTTAGTCCCAACTGCTCGCCGTTCTGCGGGATGGCCATGCCATCGGCCAGCCGCTGGGCATACCCCTTCGCCGCCGGCCCGTAGAACGTGCACAGCAGTTCGATCTCCTGGTGACGGATGTAGGTGTCGCTGCCGTCGCCATCCCCGTCGTGCTGGATGGCCGGGCCCGCGTCGTTCGTCTGGGCGGTGATGCCCAACGCGCACCAGTTCACGGCTGGTTCTGGCTGCTTCGGAACTGTCTGCTGCCAGCGTGGGCGAACCATCTTGCCGTCCAACCCCGTCACGCCGGCCACCATGGCCTGCAACAGATCGTCGAGCGCATCGTCTTCTGGCGGAACCGGCGCGGTCGGCGCCAGGTAGCCGCCGGTTGCGCTGGTGTTGGCCATGGATTACCCCGAAAGCGGTTTCAGATCGCAGGTCGCAGCCACGAAGCCGCGCCCGAAGTGGCTGTAGTCGTTCACGTTGACAACGGTATAGGTCCGGCCCTGCCAAACGATCTCGTCGGCGTCCAGACCCGAACTGCCGTCCAATAGCCGGAACTGGGTGTGCACTGTGATCGAGCCGATGATCCGGCTGCCGTCAGCATTCCGGTGCAGGATGTCGCCCTTGTCGCTCGTGACCACCGCATTGAACGGCGTGGCCGTGGTGGCGTTCTGCGCCCGGCCGTGATCGTCCACCGTCTGCGTCATCCGGTTGCACACCAGGCCGGTGTCCATAAAATCCGGGTCGAGCAACACGTCGGTGACGTCGAGTAGCGCCATGGCTTACTTCCTCTTGCGGATCACGTAAGTGATGCTGTTGCGCAGTTGGCCGGTGTCAATCAGTGGCACCGTACCCGTCCGACCGCGCCGCCGGCGGTTGGCCAGCGTCGATTCCTTCAGTTCGGGCGAGATCCCGCTGTTAATCCGAGCGCGCACCGAGTTCTGTGCCTCGAGCCCGGCGCCGGCCATGCGCTTGTCGGCGCGCGACAGATCGCCATCCAGAGCCGCCTCGACGGCCTGCTGCAGCTTCGGCAGCGTCTTTGGCTCGGCCGCAGCCACGCCCGGCACGAGAAACGGCCGCGCGGGCAGATTGTTGGCGGGTGAGCCTGTCTCTTGGATGTAGCCGATGGCTGCATTGCCGATCGGCTCGTCGTCCTGGCGCTCGGGTGCGCTGTCGGGAATCCCGACCAGCACCTGCTTGTCGACCAGTCCACTGATCGACTGCAGGACTTCCTTCAGCCGATCCACCTTCATGAAGCCCATGGGAGTTCTCCCGATGGGCTGGCCCGGCTAGAGCTGCATTCCGCCGGCGCCCATCAATCTGGCGAGGGTCAGGTACCGCACGCCGTAGGTGGTCAGGTTCCACATACCGGCGTCGTCAATGGTCGCGGCACCAGTGTCGTAACTGGCGCTGACCTTGTCGACAGCCTTGGAAGATTGCGGGCCTGTGACCTGGCCCGGCGTGCCGCCGATGGCGGCTGTGGCCTCGTCCCGGGCAGCCAGAACGAGGTGGTGGGCAGTGCAGAGTTCGATGCCCTGGTCCGTCAAGACGCCCCAGCGGCACGGATTGACGAGCGATTCCGAGACGGTCAGCCAGAATTCGACCGATGCGTCTGTGTACTTCGTATCGTCTGCGAACTCGGGAAAGTCCAGTCGGAACTGTTCAGGTGTCATGGGTAGATGGGTGATGCCCCTTGCGAGGCATCATACCCCTCATTTTCCTTTGCCCGCCTTGGCTGCGGCTTCCGCCGCCTTCTCGCGCTCGGAGATAGCCACCTCACGGGTGTCCAGCGCTTCGGCGCGCCCATTCAGGTCCGCTTCGCGCTGGTCCGCCGCCTTCTCGCGCTCGGCGAGCTTGTCGGCAAGCTCCTGAAGCGCCTTGGCCTTCGCGTCAAGTTCGGCCAGCAGCTCGTCGGCCACCGCAGCCGATTCCGGATCAACGGCCGGCTCGTCGCCGGTATGGGCCTTCACATACCAGTGCTCGGCCACCTCGGCCGGGACGCTGTGGTTGCCCACCGGGAACTCGTGCTTCTCGTCCTTGTGATGCAGTGTGAAGGCCTTCTTGACGTAGATCTTTGGCATGGTTCCCCCTTAGATCCCGTCGCGGTAGCCGATCAGCTCGGGGTACACCACCTCGACCACGCCCAGGCGGCCGAAGTAGGAAGTGAGCTGGCGGATGTCGCGGTACTCGAGCGGCGTGCGCTGCAGCGGCACCATCGGGAAGCGGACTTTGTCCTGTTCCTTGGTGTACGCCATCATGCGGTCCGCGTTGGCGGTGCCGCGCTGGAACAGCCATTTCAGCGGCTGGATGTTCAGCGGACGGCCGTTGATCGAGTTCGAAATCGTGTTCAGCTTCAGGTACTCGAGCACGCTGATGTTGCCTGCGCTGCTGACCTTCATGCTCACGATCTGGCCGAACTTGGCCGGCGGCAGGCGGAACTCCGACGGGCAGTACGCGTACGCCGAGGCTGCCCACACGCTGCTAAGCAGCTCGTTCACGTCAGCCAGGATCTGGTCCGGCGTGGCCGTAGCCCAGTTGCCGGTCGCGGCATTCGACACGTTGGTCACCACGGCGCTGTTCACCAGGCCGGTGACGCCCAGCACGGTATCACCGATGTACACCTGCTCGTCGACGTCCATGTTGTGCTTGAGCTGCATACCGGTGAACTTCTGCTGGTCCACCGGGCGACCGAGCTTCTGCGCCGACTCCAGTTCGGGAATCGTCCAGCCGATCTGCATACCCCACAGCGTCAGGGGGCTGGCCGTCTTGCCGATGTCCAGCGCGATACCGGCGATGGCCGAGGCGTCCTTACCGATCCACGACTTGCCGTTTGGCGATGCGCTACCGGCAGCCGCGAAGCTGGAGTTGGTGAACGACGACGTCTCGTCAGCAATCGACACGTCTTCGCGCAAGTCGATATCGCGCGACCAGGTGACCGAGGCCAGCGGGCCGTGCAGCGTCTGGTCCAGGCGCTCCAGCTCGCCGATCAGGAAGGAACCGGTGCTGTCGATCGTACGGTTGTCGAACGTCAGCATGTTGTCGCGCGTACGAGCGCGGATGATCGCCGGGGCATTCACCATGGCGATCGCGGCAGCCGCGGCCATGCGCGGAACGATGATTTTGCTCATTCTGGGTGACCCCTTAGATGTTGTACGCGATTTCGACGTTGCCGTTGGCATCGCCGCCGTTGGTGAAGATGGCACCGGCAATGGCGATGGTGTTGGTGCTGTCGGCAGCCGCTTCGATGCCGCCGATCGGCTTGCCAGCGGCAGCAGCAGCGACGCGCACGTACACCTGGCCGTTCAGCGCCGGGGTGCCGGCGTTGTTCTTCACCGTCATGTAACCGCGGCGCATCACGTCGGCGATGCCCTTGGTGGGCGGCGTCGACGTGCCCAGCGGGTCGGATGCGGCACCGCCAGTCGTCGGGAACGGGCGCACCAACAGGCCGTAGACCGCCGCTGCAGCGTCACCGGCGCCGATCGGAACGAACTTGCCGTTGGCGACCTTGCCGAAGAGGCCGTAGCCCGGGAATGCATTGGCCGGATCGAGAATCAGCGACTCGACCGTGGCTTGCGACTGGCGCGAGATGTCCCCCGGAATGCCCGAGGCCATGCGATACAGGATTGCGTTGCCCATGTGCGGGACTCCTTAGTGAGCGGACCGGTCGGCCCAGTACTTGCGATTGGCTTCGTTGATGTCGCGCACGGTGCGCGGCTTGCCGAAGTCCTTGGTCTTCGCGACGCTGTCGTGCGCGCGGCCGTTGTTCTGGGCCTTCACCAGCTCGCTGGCACCCATGAACGCGGCGTGCACCAGTGCGGCTGGCAGCTTCTCGAAGTCGGCCTTGTGGCCGCCGAGGAACGGTGCGATCGCCGCTTTGCCGGCGTCGGTACCGTACGCCACGTCGAGGGCCTTGCGCTGGCACTTGCACAGTGCGGCGGCGCGGTCCTTCGTGGCCATCTTGGCGTCCAGCGTGGGCAGCTTGATGCCGGGCGCCAGGATCTCGGCGCGCGAGGGGATGCTGCCCGCAGCGTCGCCGGTGTACAGATCGACTTCGGCCTGGTTGAGCTTGCCGGCCGTCTCGGCTTCGGTCAGGTCACCGTCGTCGCCGGTCTTCTTCTTGTCCGGGTCCTCGTCGTCCTCGTCCTCGTCGTCGGTCTTTTCCTTCTCGGAGTCCTTGGCCTTGCGCGTGCCCAGTGCGGCGATGGCGGCATCCTGCGCGTCCATGCGCTTCAGGATCTTGTTCAGCAGCGCGGACTGGGCATCGCCAGTCTTGGCTTCCTTTTCCTTGGCTTCGCGCGCCTCGCGCTCTTCCTCGGACTCTTCGTCCATGGCTTCCTGGCCTTCCTCGATGGCCTCGCCGATCGCCTCGGCGTCCTTGGCCTTCATGGCCGTCATCAGGCGGTCGAGCCAGGTGCGCTTGCCCTTGGGCTTGCTGTCTTTGGTCTTCATATCTTCGGGTTCCTTATCGCCGATCGCGCAGCGCGGGCCGCACCGGCCGCGCTCGACGAGGGCTACGTGGTTGACAACGATGTTCCGCTGTACCCCGCGGCCGGGTGATACCTGTTCGTAGTCGGCCTCATAGCCGAGGCTGACTTCTTCGATCCCATCGGTCTGGATAGCGTCGATCGCCTTCTGGTCAGTCACCAGCAGGTCGGCGATCAGCAGGTCGTCCTCTATGCCGGATCCGCGCCGCAGGTTCAGCATTGCGCCCTTGCCCAGCGCGGCGAAGTTGGCAGGCGTGACGAAGTCGTCGGGGTGATCCAGCGTGACCGGCTTGCCGATGCAGCTCGCCAGCGTCGCGTCGCGGAACACCTCTTCCGGCGTCCGGCTGATGCGGATCAGGCCATCCGGGCCAGGCTCTACCGGCACCTCCCCGGGTCCATACAGCATCTCGCCGGTACGCGCGACGGGCACCTCTTCGCACAGAAGGAAGCCCTCGGGCGTCAGCGATCGCTTCGGTCCGAGCTTTTGAACGGTGTAGAAACGCATGTCAGCGGTCCAGCAGGATTTCGCAGGCGCCCATAAGTAGGCCCACTGCAACGGTCGGGAAGATGATCAGCGCGCAGATGATCAAGGCAGTCGATCCCATGTCACTCCTCAGGAATCACCGGTTCCGAGTAGCAGCGGCAGTTCGGAAACTGGCCGGCGTGGCCGGTCATCCCGTCGAGCGTTGGCGGGTCGTTCCAAGCCACGAACTGGCCATTCATCTTCTGGTGCGAGTCGCGCACGTCCGAGTCACCAGAAGTCCGCCAGAAATAGCCTGGCGAGCCGACATGCAGCGCACGCGCCTCGGTCAGCGTTGAAGCAGTGCGCCCCACCTCGGTCCGTGCAATCAGGTCGGCGCGGCTCTTGGCCACATCGCCCGATGCTTGGATGGCTTTCGAGATCTCCGACGCCCGAGTGCTGTCCTCGATGCCCTCGATCGTCAGCTTGTGCACGCGCTGGGCGGCTTCCAGCGGGATAGACTTGATCAGCCCAACCTGCTCGGCCATCAGCACCTGCATCGTGGCGCCGGTCGGCGCGGTCCGGATTTCCATCCGCAGCGCGCGAGACATATCCTTGGCCTGCTGCATCCACGCCTGCTCGTCGCGGCGGTTCACCTCCGACAGCATCTCAGCCGCGACACGCTCTGCCCACGGCGTCAGCGCCTCGGCATACCGGCGCAGCAGCTGTTCAATCGTCGGCGCGGCGGTGGGATCGCCAGGCGGAAAGCCATTCACCAACGCGCCCACCTGCTGCGCGACCTGTCGGAGCTGCGTCCGATACACCCTTTCCGGTCCGCTTTTCCTGACCGGATTGCGGCGGCGCTTCCGGTCCGTTGTTTGGGTCTTCAACATCAGGCAGTTCCATCTCCGGCGCCGGCGGCGGCTCGTTCTCCGCTTCCGTGATCGCCTCGTCCGTAATGCTGGTGAACACCCCGGTGCTGTGGCTAGACTGGCGCAGCTCCTTCATCGCCGTCGGCTTGTCGATCAAGTCTGCGTCGTAGGCCTTCGTCACCGCATCGGTCACAGTGTTGGCGTTCTGTGCTTTCTCGGTGTCGGATAGCTGCCACAGCGACGTGAACTGATAGGCGAAGCCCTCAGGGGGAGCCACACCAAGTTCGGACCGGATCGTGACGCCATAGAGGCGCGTCACAGGCGAGCGCAGCTTCCGCTCCTGCTGCTGCTTCGTGTTGTCGTAGTAGGTCCGCAGGTCCGACTCGCCGGTGCTGTTCAGTCCTGCCGGCGACTGGCCCAGCAGGCGCACCAGCGGGATCTGCGTCGCGCCGGACAGCTGTTGGGCGAACTGCAGCAGCACGCTGTCCAGACCGGAGAACGTGTACTGATGCGTCTCAAACTTGTCCTTCGCATCAATCAGCGTCAGACCTTCGTTCGTCTGGAAGCGCCGGATCATCTCCATGTGCGCCAGCAGACCTTCCATCGCTGGACCGCCTGCGGCGATCACTTCCCGGAGCTTGTCGATGCTCATGGTGCGCAGGTGAGCCTTGTAGACCAACTGCGCCGCGCCGATGGTGGTGCTATCGAACGCCACCAGGCGGTCAATCAACCGCTCGATGACCGACTGGCCCCAAAGGTTCTCGCTGATCTTCTGCCAGTACGGCAGCTCGACGCCATCGATCCGGAGCACGCGGCTGTAGTGGATGCGCTGGCGCCGAAGCGCCATGCTGTCGGCCACGACGTCGTAATACCGAGGCATGCCCATGTCCGGGCCCATCTCGGTAACCAGGTCTTCCAGCGTCGGCTGCACGAGCCAACGGTCCAGCACGTACAGTCCCTTGAACTGGTCTTTGCTGATCGTATCCAGGCGCAGGGGCGTAGACGGGTTCTGGCCGTCGATCAGCATCACCGCCAGCGCACCGCCGTACAGCCGAGACCACTTGATGGTGTCGTTCAGCCGGTCCCAGAGCGCCATCCGCTCGAAGGCGCTATTCAGCTTGTTCTGGTCGGCTGGATCCAGATCGGCATCGATCTCGGTGCCGGCCCGCGTCATGTCGTCGGCAACCACGTCCACGACCTGGCCAACCACCCATGACGAGCGGTACATGGCCTCCATCTGCACGCGGTTGCGCGAGATGAAGTCGAAGCCGTAGCTGTACGCCGAGGACTGATTGGCCGTGCCGAGGCCCAGTCGCGCCTCGAAGTTCTGGTAACTGTCGCCGCTGAGCCAGCGCTTGCCGCCGGCCTGCGCCTGCTGCATGGCGTGCACGGGCACACCCATGCGCGCGTCGCGCACGTTCTTGCGGTCTTTGCGTTTCATTGTGCGAGCTTCGCCCAGGTTTCGATGGTGTTTTCGCCGGGCGCGTAGCACATGATCATTGCGTCGGCGATGTTCGGCGATGGCCTCGGGCCACCTGGCCGGTTCGGCTTGGCCAGGTCCTTCTTGCTTTCAACCTTCACGCGGCCGTTCTCGTCGAACTGCCGGCGCGGCGTGGCCAGCTCGTCGATCAACTTATCCAGATGCGGGCACGCGCTGTCGAGGCTGATCAGCTGGTCGTCGGTGAACTTCATGCCGCGCTTGACCGCGTTGAAGGTATTACGGAACCGGTCAGCCACCATCCACCAGGCTTGCGCCTTGATGTTCGAGAACATGTCCTTGTTCGTGATGTTCGGCTGCTGATAGATCTCATCGGGCTCCCAGACGACCGCTCCAGCGTTGAACTTCTCGTAGAACACTGGGGCGTTGTCGCTGGCCGCGCGCCGTGCATCGTTCAGCTCGCCGAACTTGGCGCCAGCCGTGGCACCGACCCCGATGGAGTCGTACCGAATCGAAGCGCCACGCTCGCGGGCCTCGGTGTATGTGCGGCTGCAGCTCTGGAGCAGCTCGTCCTCACCAGCCTTCCATTCATCGGCCCACGACACGACAGAGCCATGGGCGAAGACGTTGGCGCACTTGTCCGCGCCGCCGTCGGCCACGTCGAAGCCCAGGCGACGCGCGCCCGCCGGAGCGAATCCCAGCGCCTTGTGCGCATCAATGGCAGCCAGCAACCAGGAGCGCTTGATCACTGCGCCCTCGTCGTCGTCCTTCGGCACACCCAGGTAGATGTGGGCGAACTCGTCTTCATCTTCCTCGCGCGCCGCGTTGATCACGGCCAGCATCGTGTCCGACAGAAACGGGTTCTCGTCGTAGTTGATCAGCCGCTTGACGGTGTTCGGCGGCGGGTTCAGCACGAAGCGCCTATAGACGAAGTCCGTGGCCAGCTTCGGATTGAAGATGATCCAGATCTGCGACCCGGCCTTCCGGATCGTCGGCTCCAGCACCTTCCACTGCTCTTCGGTCAGGTTGTGGGCTTCCTCGATCCAGAGGATGTCGATGCCTTCCAGCGACTTGATTTCGTCGATGGAGCGCCACAGGCCGTAGAACAGGAACTCGCTCTCGGTCTCCCGGCCGATGATCTTGTTGTCGAGGATCCGGAACTGGTTGGCCAGCCCGAACCGGCTGATCTGCGCTTTCAGCAGCGTGTAGACCGATTCCTCGATCTTGTTCTGGAACTGCCGCACGCACAGCACGCGCAGCTTGTAGTTCGACGTCAGGAACGTCGCGAAGCCAGCCGCATCCCATGATTTCGTGGAGGCCCGGCCACCGTACAGCACGCGGTTGCGTGCCGGCTCCATCCAGAACGGCCGCAGGGCCGGATTAAGCGTCGGTCGTGTCGGTGTCGTTGGACTCGCCATAGAAATGGTTCAGGCCAGCAGGCGCCGGCTTCTTGCCGCGGCTGGCATCCTCCAGTGCTTCCTTGTTGGCGCGCAGCAGGTTCAGCCCGATCTCGCTGGCACCGTTCGCCATCTTGGTGAGCGCCTGGACGCCGAGCAACTGCTGCATGCTCTTCGTCAAAGGCTCCGCATCATCGACCTTCTCGACCTGCTGTGCGGCGATGCCAGCGAGCCGGTGCGCCGTCATGGCGCCGTAGCGCGCGGCGCCCGCCAGATGTTCCGAGATGTCTTTCAGCGAGTCAGCCAGCGACCGAGCGGCCATCTGTTCCGAAACATTAAGTTTGGAAAGTGCTTGCTCAGTCTCAACTATCTGATTCGCAACAGTTTTTATCGTTTCGGTTCGTTTTGAAAACCGTGTCGATATGGCTGTCTTGCTGATGCCGAATTCTCGGGCCAGTGCAGACGTGGATTCGCCGGACAGCAGGCGCTTGCCGATCGTCTCCCACTGAGCATCGGTCAGTTTGGATGGACGACCCATAGTGAATCCCAAGGAAAGGGGCAACCTGCCCACCGCCGAAAATGCCCTGCAGTCCCACAGCCGCCCGCAGGTAGGAGACCGGCTTGTCACCGCGTCAGGTTGCTGCCGGTGTTATGCCCCACCGCCGGCCGGGGTTACCCCTGATTGGGGGGTTCGAATACTGGCCGCTCCTGCTACCTTCTTCGATCCATCATCACGAAGGAGACAGCAAAATGTCCATGAACCATTTTCAGGCGCAGGAAGCCGCTCGCGAGATCGTTGCGGCAGCCGCTCAAAACGGCAGCCTGAGGTTACTTGGCGCTGGGGGCGGCCGTTCGCCAGACGATGCCGCCGCGAAGGACCTCCAATATCTAGAAGCGCTTATTGCTGGGCTTATCAAGGCATTTCGACAGCCGGACCCGACTCGAGCCGGCTAGCTATAAGCAAAAAGCCCCGCCGGCAATGATCCGGGCGGGGCTTGGCTGAGTTTGGGTGAAATCTACATCGCTTGTTTGAAAAGTGCAAGGGGAATTTTCCCCGCCACACCTTACGCTGTAACGGATTCCGCCGACTCACACGCTGTATGGTCCGGAACGATTCCGTGGGCAATGAATGATGGCTCAAGCCGCTCGATCGCCAATGCCTCCAGCGCCCGGAAATTCTTTTCCATCCACTTCGCCGCACGAAACGCCTTGTCGGTGCCAATCTTCGCCTTCTCCGCGAGATCCCGGAGGCTGTACCCGTCGCGGTGCCTGCGTGGCAGGTAGTGGCGGGCGGTCAGTTCCGTCAACAGGCCCAGAGCTGTGATGCCGCACGACCGGCGCGCGTAAAGCGCGAGGCGCTTGCAGCCAGCCAACTTCTCGGGGCCATGGCCGTAGCGCGCCAACACCGCAGCGTACTCGGGGGACGGCAGCCTAGTCTTCGCCGCATCCGTGATCATGGCGTACTGGGCTCGGACCTCATCCATGCTCAGCCGGTCTTCCTCGTACCCGCCGCCGCCCGGGCCGCGCAGATCGGCCAGCCATTTCTCCTGTGCGGCCGTTGGTTCGTCGATCGCCTCCAGCAGTTGGATCAGCATGTTCCGGAACGGCGCCTTCTGACGCGGCGGCAAGGACAGCACCAGGTAGGAGACGTGCAGCGCGTGCGAGACGTCTGCGAATAGCGGTTTTTCGATCATTTCTTTTCCCCGTAAGACTGGCATCGCTTGCCGTGATTTCTGCGCTTGCCACCCGGCAGCAGCTTGGTACAGACCGTGTGCGTGGTACCCATCAGCCTGGCGGACTTCTCGTAGACGCAGCCCTTGCAGCTGCGGGCCTCGTTCTGCTCGTAGACCTCGGCGGGGTCGCGATACATGTACGCAGG